GACACTCGTGAGAATAGCACTGAGACGAAGGCTAGCCTAACCATACGGGCGAATCTAAGAAATATGGTACACCTGTCAGCTCGCAAACTGACCGGTGTACCATATTTCTTAGATTCGCCCGTATGGTTAGGCTAGCCTTCGTCTCAGTGCTATTCTGAGGAGTGTCCACAATATATTTGTTTTGTGGTTAACTCAACTCGGTGGGTATTTTTGCGGCGTGGGTCTACTGCCACTGTCCCGTCTGCCACCGGTCACGCGCACCATTGCTGAGTCCTCTAGCGCGGCGTACCAGGTCCAGGTCCTCTTGATCACTTGGTACTTAATTGGAAACAAGATCGCAAAGCGATTGAGACGTGATGCAGTAGTCATCACTATTCAGGATTTCTGTCTCAATCACTTTGATGTTTTCTGGTGTAAGATTGTATTTTTCTTCAAAATATCGGTAGTAGTCACGTTCTGTAGGTTTGCGACTGCTTACACGGTCTTTTGAAGAATAGTAGAAATCTTTGTCAAGATAATGCTGCAAGTTATCGTAAGATTGAAGATCTTCTACTTTCACGATTTCTTTAGTCAACCCTGTTCTCTGTTTGATATGAACGTTAGTCATATCCTGTCTCAGTTTCATGTTATAGGTTGACAAGATGGGCATGTCATGGAGCCATAGGTTGTTAGCTAAATGCAAGCCATGTAAGTAGCACTTTAGCTCGTCTATCGTGTACGTTAAGGCTTTTCTACTCCATGCTGTCATCATAAAGAACCGGTGAATCTGTCGTATAATTTTGTAGCTTTTGATGTCTTCTGCGTAAAATGTTGTTGTGCTACAAAAGTCGACATCTGCGATGGTCCCGATCTTGACATACTTCGCAATTTGGCCTAAGCCGTAGTAAATTTCGCCTTCATCTTCCGGTTTGTACTTTTTCATGTAGAAACATTTGGCGTACGCATCATTGATACGTTGATCGGTTATTTTGGGATCCAAAAAGACAGTGACATCATCACCTTTACTGGCTAGTTCATAAGAGTTTGGTTTGATTTTCAGAATGTGTTCTACGACAAATCTGTTGTAAAGCGCCATTCTGAGCGTATTGCCGAACGTTGTGTCAGCACTGCCAGAAAAAGTTTGCCCTTCGGTCTCAACATAACCTAACGACTGTTTGCCGTTTTTGTCGAAGTATTCAACTTTTATTTTACGCTTATTCGGAGTTGCGTAAAATTTAAAAGTTTCGGGGTCAGTATGAGTGACGCGGTTAGCTATGTACCTGTATATGCGGAAGTCGATCATTTGTTTCAACTTTAAATGTTGAGTTCGATCGAAGCCGCTTCCGTCTAGTTGTACCGTTTTGTTCAATCCGCGGTCATCGCAGTAGTTGTAGAAAGTTTCGAGATCTTCCCAGTTTTTCCCGTTGCAATATCCTTTAAAATTCCTGAAGCAGTCATCTAGGGCTTTAACGACCGGTCCCATGACATATTTGTGTGTTGGGTTAGGGCTGCAAATGCAGCGATTTTTAGGTGCTTTCCCGTTGTCATAGAACTGCTTCTCCACCTTTACAAACATAGTATACGAGTTATCTTTTTCAAGGTGGTGTCTGTCAAGTTTTCTAATTTCCGCTTGCTGTTTAGCATCGAGACTGTTATACCATAGATCATAGCTGTAGCTAAAAGAATCTAACATAATTTTAATTTCTGTGTTGAAAATATGTTCGAACCATAGTTCAAATTGTTCGACCATAGTTGATTCAGCTAGGATCACTTTTGTACACTGTCTCTTGATTGCGGCATAGTTATTAGCTTGACAGATATGGTAAACGATTGGCTCAATACACGGTTCGCCATCAGGATTGGCGATGTACGGTGCTACTTGCTTTAAACCGGGTTTTTCGCAGTTGCAGTTTAGCTGTAAAAACTGCTGTTTAGTTAAGCGTGGTGCAAGTTTGAGATTCCATTTTACCATAGAAGCATTCGGGGCGTTAACTTCTTCATAATTATCTGCTGTGACGCAGGTAGTCATGATGATGCGCGGGCGACGTTTCGGGGGCGCCTGCGCTAGCCATCTTCGAATGATTTTAACAATCGATAAAATGACTAGTATTAAAAGGATATCCCGAGAAAAGTAGAGCGCTGGGTCACTGAGGCTGGGCGCACACATGACTCCAG